TAATGGCCCTCAGGGACCGGGTATTTACGAGGAGTACGCGCCTACGCTTACAAGTTCTGATAAACACGCTGTTTCGGTCGCTTTTAGATACCAAGCAGGCGCAAAAGCCGGGAGCACTGGTCTTATGGAAAACTGCTCCCCGACATTGACCTCCGACGAGAAAGCCCCCGGCGTGTTACGCGAGGGAGCCGTCCGCCGCTTAACGCCTACCGAGTGCGAACGTCTACAGGGCTTTCCGGATAACCATACGTTAATCCCGTGGCGCGGTAAGGCTGTAGAAGATTGTCCCGACGGTCCGCGGTATAAAGCTATCGGTAACTCGAAAGCCGTACCCGTTATACAGTGGGTCGGACTACGTGTAGCGCTGGAGTTGCTAAAATGAGAACTTTTCTTGATATCTTACTGGTCTTTATATGCCTAATGATAGTTATCGAAATACTTATAAACTCTGGAGGAGCACTAAAATGACATTCAAACAGTGGGCGATAAAATATAGGCTATGTAAGTTTTGGCAGTGGGTACTGTTCGGGAAAATAACCTCCCGCAATATCGACCGCATAGACTGGATAGTAACCGAAATAGAATACCGTGGCCGCTTTAATAGGGTAGTCGGGTACTGGGCGTATGGGTATTTTGATCCGTCCCTACCGTATCAAGGCCCCTGCGAGTATGGAGCACTAAAATGACACTCGAACAATGGGCGATTAAGCACGCGATACCCTACGCGGCGGTGCATGAACTACGCGCTATCTTCGGAGCGGTCAATACCGACCCGTCACCGCAGGACGGCGAGAGCGAAGCGGCAGTCCAGACCCGCGTACGTCTCGAAGCGAGCGCTAAAGGGTGCCGGCTCTTACGTAATAACGTCGGAGTGCTGTACGACGAGCGGGGGGTGCCTGTGCGCTACGGTCTGGCGAACGACTCTAAGCAGATGAATGATCACATTAAATCGAGTGATCTTATAGGTATCCGGCCGTTACTTATACAGCCGTATCACGTCGGTAGCATCCTGGGGCAGTTTATGGCGCGGGAGGTCAAACCGGGGGCGTGGTCGTACAGCGGAACGACCAGAGAAGTAGCGCAGATGCGCTTTATGGAGCTCGTAGTGTCGATGGGCGGCGACGCGTGCTTCGCAAACGGAGAGGGGACGATATAATGGATATTAACACGGAAAACGCGCGGCTTATGTTTGGGGATTGTTTGGAACGTATGAGAGAAATACCGGACGGGTCGATCGATATGATTTTAACAGACCCGCCTTACGGAATGGCGTATCGCTCTAACTTTCGATTAGAGCGATACGCCGCGATACACAATGATACGCACACGGATTTTCTCCCGACTTTAGTGGATCAGTGTTATCGGGTTCTTAAAAACAACAGCGTAGCTTACGTGTTTATAAGTTTTCATAAAATTGATATCTTTAAGCAAGAGTTCGAGCGTAAATTTAAAATTAAAAACGTACTCGTGTGGGTGAAAAATAACCATGGTATGGGCGATCTAAAGGGGGATTACGCGTCTAAAACGGAGTTCGTTTTATTTCTTACCAAAGGCAAACCGAAACTGCGGGGCTCTCGCCCTAATAACGTGCTTGAATTCGCACGGACGGGTAATGTCCTCCACCCAACACAGAAGCCCCTTGGCTTATGCGAATTTATGTTAGAAAAATTTAGCGACCGTTCGGACATAGTTTTCGACCCGTTTATGGGCTCCGGTACTACCGGCGTGGCCGCGTGTAACCTCGGGCGCAAGTTCATAGGCATAGAGCTGGATGCGGGGTACTACGGGATCGCGTGCGGGAGGGTGATAGATGCAGACACGTAAACAATCGCACGCCGAAATAGCCACTAACCAGGTCATAGGTGTAATGGGGGGCTGGCTTATCGTTTATCTGGCGTTTCCGCTGTTCGACCATCTCCCGCAGGGGCAGGTAGCCACGATATCCAGCGTGCTATTTTTTGTGTGGTCGTACGCCCGTAGCTACGCGATCCGCCGGTGCTATAACTGGCTGCACCACCGCTAGCTATTGACTTTTAAGACAACACAGCGTATAATACTCAAAATAAGGATAATCATTATGGATAAGAAAACATCAATAGAACGCGCAGCGGGCGAGCTTATCGCTGAGATCGGTATTATAAATATGACTCGTAGGGGCCTCTGCGAACGTGCGGGCGTACCGGACGGATCGTTCCCGTACGTAATGGGATGTACATTTACGAATTTTATCGATAAGCTCGAGGGAGGGGACGCGATCTTTAAGACAAGTAAGAAACGCGTAAGCCCTAAACTCCGCACTAAAGCGATTATCCGCGCGGCGCTCGAAGTCGCCAAAGAGCACGGGTACGCCAAGATCACGCGGGAGGACGTAGCGGATAATGCCGGCGTGTCTCTCGGTCTGATTACGCATTACTTCGGTACCATGCCGCAGTTACGCCGCGCCGTTATGCGTGCGGCCGTATCCCAGGAGATACTCGAGGTAATCGCGCAGGGTCTCGCAAATGGCGACGACCACGCTAAGAAAGCTCCGCAGGAATTGAAGCAGAAAGCTGTAGCAGCACTCGCTAACGAGCTGTAGCATGGATACGCTACCAGAAGCGTTACGCCCGCTCGCGGCGTTCGATCAATTCATACTTTATAAGTTAGTACCGAGCCGTAAGACCCCGGGTAAGATGGATAAACTACCGGTCGACCACCGTACGCTGCAGGTCTTCATTAAAGATCAAGGCTGGCAGCAGGACCCGACCGCGTGGACGTCTTCGGACAACGCTATCGCGCTCTGTGCTATGTGCGGCCCCGAGTACGGCGTGGGGTTTTTCTTCACTCCGTCCGATCCGTTTTTCTTCGTAGATCTCGACGGATGTTTAAACCCCGACGGCGCGACATGGAGCACCGTGGCTATGGATATTATGGCGCGTCTTCCGGGCGCCGCCGTTGAGGTGTCGCAGTCGGGCAGCGGTTTGCATATCTTCGGCGTGGGGGCATTGCCCGATCACGCGTGTAAAAACATACCGCTGGGACTGGAGCTGTATACAGAGGGGCGCTTCGTAGCGCTCACGGGTACGAACGCCATAGGATCGGCGGCGACGGATTGTAACGCCTCGGTCCACGCTCTCGTTAACGACTATTTCCCCGTACGCGGTAACGGTTCGACGGAGATAGAGGACTGGACTACAGAGCCCGTAAGCGGGTACACCGGCCCAGAGGACGACGACGAGCTTATCTCCCGCGCGTGCGCTTCGACCAGTGCCGCGTCTATCTTCCAGGGGCGGGGCGGGTTCGCTGCGCTGTGGGACGGTGATATAAGCGGCCACGGTGACGACGCGAGTAGCGCAGATATGGCCCTCGCTCAGCATTTAGCATTCTGGACGGGTAAGGACTGCGAGCGTATGCTCCGTATTATGAAACGCTCCGGGCTTGTCCGCGATAAGTGGGAGCGGGAGAAATACCTCGCCGATACTATACTAAAAGCCGTCTCCATGCAGGTAGACGTATACTCTACGGCTCCGGCCGATACGGCCGCTGCGGATAGCGTGGGCGCGTGCAAACTGAGAGGGTCGGACGCGCAGGTAAAATACGCCGATAACGTCCGCGCCCTTAAGCTGGCGGAGTGTAAAGCTAACGAGGCGCTATCCCTCCAGCTCGCGAAGGTCCAGTCCGCTAAGTTCTGGATAGACAATAAAGACAAGACCCCCGAAGAGCTCGGCGCTATGATCACCCCCGTAGAGTCCGCAGCCGATCCGCTCGGGTGCCCTGTCGCCGGTCCCCAGGTTGTCGCCGGCTTTCAGTACCTCGGCGCTACTCAGCAGGTAGAGCATTTTAAGGGGTGCATGTATGTGCAGGATGTACACCGCGTGCTTACCCCCAGAGGTACCATGCTTAAAACGGAGCAGTTTAACGCTACGTACGGCGGGTATAGCTTTCAGCTGGACGATAGCGGCGATAAGACCACGCGCAAAGCGTGGGAGGCGTTTACAGAGTCGCAGATCCTACGTTACCCGAAGGCCGAGTCTACGTGCTTTAGACCGGAGCACGGTTTCGGGGAGGTACTGGGGGAGGACGGCTTCTCCCTGGTGAATACCTATCTACCTATTAACACCCCCGCCATAGCCGGCGATCCGTCCAAGTTTACGGGGCTTATCTCTAAACTACTCCCCGACGAGAGAGACCGCCGCATACTATTAACGTACATCGCCGCGCTCGTCCAGAATCCGGGGCGTAAATTCCAGTGGTGGCCTGTGCTGCAGGGAACGGAGGGGAACGGTAAGACCGCAATAGTGAGCGCTATAACGTACGCGGTAGGCTCCAGATACACGCACTGCCCCAATGTGGACGAGATCTCCAAGAGTGGAAATAAGTTTAACGGCTGGATACGCGGTAGACTTTTCGTAGGCATGGAGGAGGTATACGTGGCTAACCGCCGCGACTTCCTAGAGGCATTTAAGACCACGGTTACGAACGACCGACTACCGATAGAGTCTAAAGGCGTTGACCAGATAATGGGTGATAACCGCGCGAATGGCATCATGTGTACGAATCATAAAGAGGGCGTCCCGATCACGATAGATGGGCGCCGTTACTGTGTTTTCTTTACCGCGCAGCAGAGTAAAGCGGATAGGGTACGTGACGGTATGGGTGGTAGATACTTCCCGGACCTATACGACTGGCTTAACGGCCGGGGAGAGTACGCGTCAATGGGCGAGAACTACGGATTTAAAGTCGTTAACCATTACCTCAGGACGTACGAGCTGTGCGAAGAGTTCAACCCTGCGGGAGCGTGCCAGGAGGCGCCGGTTACGAGTAGCACTAAAGACGCGGTGCAGGCTTCACTCGGTGGCGTTGAGCAGGAGATCCTGGAGGCGATCGCCGAAGGTCGTCCTGGCTTCGCTAACGGGTGGGTGTCCTCCGTGGCGGTAGAGAGACTACTGGACGGTATGCGTATGGCACGATCGATACCACATAATAAACGCCGTGAGCTGCTACAGTCGCTCGGGTACGACTGGCACCCGGCGTTACGGGACGGGCGCGTTAATAATCCTATCCCTATGGACGAGAACAAAAAGCCGAGACTGTTTATAAAGGTCGGGCATGTAAACGCTAATATAGTATCCCCGGCGGACGTCGCTAAGACATACCAGGACGATCAGGGGGCGGGCGTAACGTCCACAGGTCAAGCGGCGGAGGTGTTTAATGCAGTTCATAATAGCTAAGAGCGCAAGCGTGGCCGCCGCGCAGTTACGGGAGATGGGCGCCGCACCGGTTGACGGTAAGGGCCGCTGCCTGCATATACGAGGAGTAGCAGTACGTATAGTAGATACTGGCCGGGGCGGGGTGCTTAACGGGCGAGGGCCCGGCACTTTAGTGTATTTGGGTTATCAGTTTTGGAATAGGCCCGACTGGGACCAATTAAGAGAGATTATCCGCGCTCGCAAGTACGAGACGCTGGAGTTATAAACGCCCCTGAGCATGCCCAATAAGCCAACCCGATCACCGCCGCCGCGAAGAGCAGCGAACACACTTTGCGCTCATTGACGGCGTACCACTTTTTTCCGTTGTGGATTGCGTTTCTTATTCTTGCTTCTGGTTCTGTCATTGCTTTTTCCCTCCCTTCATAAACCATTCATCAAGCTCATGCCCGCGTAGCTTTTTATATACTATCGGCAATCCCTCAGCAGCCAAAGCTATCCATGAAAACAAAGAACACATTAGAGCAAACCCAATTGAACTTTTGTATGGATAATCAGTTGCGTTTCTTCTGTATAAAAAAATCAAATTCAACACAGCCCCAAGTAAATAAAATAAAAACCATCCCGTTAATGCTGTCATCTCTCTTCTCCTTCGTAGCCGTTCAAGTATTCAGGCTTCACCATGTCCCGAATAGTTTGCTCCACCAATCGGTCGTTTTGCTTAGCTAACTTTTTGGTCAATTCAAATTCTCTTCTTGATTCTTAAACTGTTATCACACCATCCCCTTTGTAATCAGAATTAACGCCCCTAAGCACATCAGGAGTGCCACGGATCGCATGATACGTGTTTCGTAGCGTATTAGCCACCGCTTGACGTTGTGGCGTAGTATTTGGAGTTTCATTGGTTAGCATTTTTGATCAGCTCTCGTGTTGCCACTTCGTAAAACATTCCGTCAATTTCCTCCACACGTACATCCGTAGTAACTAGAAAGTATCTAGCGTGTTCTTTTTGCATTTGTGAGGCTTTAATTATTTCTGACTTATCTCCTATGTAGAGAGGGGTTTCCCACATTCCTTTATACCCTATACTCATCTCTTTTATACCAGTTAACCTCGAAAAGTCATACTCGACAAACTCTTCCTGTAAGTAAAAGACATCTCCTGTTTGGTTTTTAAGTAGTGTCTTTTCTGCTACTGCTTTTAGCATATGCTCTTTGTTTCCCATTCCAAAAAGCATAGCCATGTCCTCAAGTTCTTGGTTGTCTATAACCTCACTAAACTGAATCTTCTTCCCATCCACAACAAGCTTAAACTCTTCGTCTGGCAGCAGAAGTGGTTTAGCTTTATCGTACTGTTCTTGTTCGAGTTTCACCCTATCCCCTTTTCATCTTTTTTGATTCTAAGCGAGTCAACGTACTTCTTAGCATTGCTTGGTGTTAAGCAAATTTTTATCAAATCAGTTTGTTTATGAGACCCACATATCTCTTCTCTGCCCTTATAGTAGTCGTATGCCCCTTCTCTATGAAGGAACACAAAAATGAACCACGAGCAATAATAATATTCTGTGTATAATCCAGTGAACCCCATTATGATAGCGCCTTATTTTCGTGTAATTCCCTGTTCATCCCACACCCCTAGCGTTCTCCGCAAGCGACAGTATAGCCTCTTTGCTCATTGTATACCGCTGCTCACTGTGGGCGTTTGCGAACTCATCGCTAACGTCCGCCGGATCGAGCGCCACCCCTGCTATCTTCTCTACGAACCTCAGCAGCCACGCTTTAGTTACGCGGAAGCGGCGGTCCATAGGCGCGTCGTAGAACTTGATCTCCTGTTTGGTACGGCTGCGTGGCCGCGCTGGGCTGGCGATACGTAACGGCGGCTCCTCGTCGAAGCGCGTGGAGTCTTTCATCGGGTCACGTTCCAGATCTTTACGCTTCGACGGTTTAATGTTGAGCTCTTTACATTTCTTTTTATAACTCTTGTATGCTTCTTTAGTCATTGTGCTTCTCATTTATAGGTATGATCCACACGATACGGCCGTCCTCGTCGAACGTGTAGCGTGTGGTCTCCGGTACGATACGGTTACTGCCGTCGTCGCACGTGTACATAGCAGCCACAACGTACTCCCCGCGGCGCTCGTCCCAGGCTTCAAACTGTTTCACTATATCACATCCCTCTATCATACTAAGCCTCCATTTTCGCTATGAGGTAGATCACGCCGCAGACTGCGAGCGCGGCTACTGCCAAAGCTATCTCTATCGTGTTCACTATTCGGCCCTCCCGTTCTTAACGTAACCGCACAGGCGTACGTATGCACCTACCGCGCGCTCCCGCGATCCGAAGATCTCAGTATAGCACTGTGCGCCGTCTTTGAGGTACACACGCTGCGCTTTTACGTCTATCTTAACCTGCGCGTCACCCTTACCGTAATACTTATCGAAACGGGCGGCGCGGTACTCGTCGTGGCGGGCGGCGCTCGCTAGCGGTAGTTTACGCTTTACTGGCATGGGTCACCCCCTCACTGTCCGCGATCAGTTTCTCGATCACGTCCGTCATATTCCGGAGCTTTTCGTCGCCCATCTTGATCAGCTGGAGCTTTTTATAGGTCTCCCGCTCCACCTTTATAGTCATTCTGTTATCAGGCATTACACGCACCCCCCAGCTCGGCCGAAGCCTCAACACACGCGGAAGCGCCCAGCACCATGTACTCGAGGTACCGGCTGGCTACGCGTTTCTGTGCGGGGGTGCACTGCGCGTTAATCATGAAACGGATACTGTTTTCCGAAAGAGTGTACCCTTCTTTAGTCGCGTCTTCGATCGTCTTGGCGATAGCCTCAGCGTGGAGAAACTCCCTTAGAATCTTGTTACTTAGAACGGCTTGTACTGTCATTTCTTACTCCTTGTATACTCAAATTGTAGACAAGTAGACATTAATTACAGCTTAATTACTTCGTGTTAGTAGCAATTTGTAGTTAGAAGTAGTGTTTATAGCTACTTGCGGTTACCAATCGCTTACAATAGGAAGTAAAACGGGTAAAATACCCCGCATTTTCAAAACCGTACGGGGTGCCTTGAAACCACCTATTTTAGGGGTCTGTGGCGGGTCGTACCCCGCACCCCGTACCGGCCGCTATTTCTCCCAGACTACCCGTGGCACCCACGGGGGTAACTGTATACCCCATATATGTATATATTCTCTATTACTCTAATATAGAGAAGTACGGGGTATACGGGGTATAGGGTAGTGTAGAGCCCTATTTTAGGGGGTTTGCGAGCACCCCGTACCGCTGGGTAATCGAGGGGTATGCGGGGTATCGGCACCTGTGTGGTATCATTAGGCTAAACAGGAGGGCGGACCGATGTTTAGTGTGGATGCAAGCAACGTTAAGAAGTACGAGCGGGATCTTAAGGTGTTCGCTAAGCGGGCGTACCCGTTCGCTACAAAGACTACTGTTAATCGTGCGGCGTTTGATGCACAGCGTAACGCCCGCGAAGGTGTGCGTGATGATATGATGCTCCGTAATCGTTTCACGGTGCAGAGTATACAGGTGGGCCAGACGCGTACGCTGCAGGTCTCACAGCAGCGGGCTCTCGTCGGGTCTACCGCTGAGTACATGGCGGACCAGGAGTTCGGCGCTATTAAAGCGAAGCGGGGAAAAGAGGGCGTATCGATAGCTACGGGCTACTCAGCAGGGCAGCAGGGCGAGCAACCGCGTACGCGCCTACCGCGTAAGGCTAACAAGATGGCCAATATACAGCTGCAGCGACGACGTAAGCGTGGTGGTACGAAACGGCAGCAGAATCTAATAGCAATCAAAGAGGCGGCGAAGAGCGGGCGTAAGTACGTGTTCCTGGACCTTGGGAGGAGTAAGGGTATCTTCAAGGTGATCGGCGGCGCGAGACGCCCTAAGATCAAGATGGTGCATGACCTTACGAGAGATAGCGTAGTGATCCCGCGTAACCCGTGGCTAGCTCCAGCGGTACGTAAGACGGAGGCTAAGATACCTAAGTTCTACGAGGAGGCGCTCGTCTTCCAGCTTAAGCGTCGCGGACTGTTTGACTAGATAGCGCACGTGCGTTACGTAGAGCTAGCCAGAAGCCACGAACGCAGGTAGGTGCGTGGTAGGAAGCCTCAGAG